TACCCATAAAGGAACACATGGCAACATACAAAGTCATCGCAGACAATGTCTCAGGCAAGAAGCCCGGCGACACAATCACAGACGAGGAACTCATCGGATGCTCCGTTGAGGCTCTCATTCTCGGTGGCCACATCGAGGCAAACAAAACATCCAAACCAACCAAGGAAGCAGAGGCCGAGTAATGGCTATTTATGTAAACAAAGACATCCAAGTGAAAGTCAACACTGTTGACCTCACTGCCTATGTCACAAACGTGGAAGTTGTGAACGCTGTTGATGCAGTTGAAATCACAGCAATGTCAACAACATCAACAAACGGCCACACCTTTACAGGTGGTTTGCAGAACAACACAGTCACAATCAACTTCAACCAAGACTTTGCAGCCACCAAGGTGCATGCAACTCTCAAGGGTCTTGTTGGCGTTCCGACCACAGTTGTTGTTCGTCCTACCTCTGCAGCTGCTGCAGCTGGAACAAACCCAGACTTCACTGTGACCTCGGCTCTAATGTCTGAGTACCGACCCGTGATGGGCGCTGTGGGTGACCTAGCCACTGTCGGGGCCATAACGTTTGCTGGTGGCCTTTACACAGAGACTGCATAATGTTCGAGCTTTTCATCGCCACCGTGCTGGTTGATGGAAGCGAACATGAAGTCGCTCTGTCAGTAGCAAGTCTCCTTGAGTTTGAAAGATTGCACACCGTGTCAATCATCAAAGCCATCGACGACAATCTCTCAATGGAATACCTCGTCACGCTTTCCTACCTCGCTATGAAGCAGGAAGGCCACGTGTCCAACATTGAGAAATACAAAGCAGAAGTCAAGGGTGTCTCCTACAGGGTGGAGCGCATCCCTTTTGGCGAGACGGTGTCCACGGAATCATTGCCGGACTAATCCTTCAGGGGATTCCATGGCAAGACCTCCGAGAGATGCCGGTCACGCTTATCTCAACCCTTAGCCAAGCAATCCAAGACAGGCAGAAGTAAACATGGCGCAAGCAAAAGTCATCAACCCAAACAGAGACCTAGCTGCAGCCATCAAAGCCATCAAAAAGGTTGAGCCTGATCTAATTCGCCAGATGCAAAAAGACATGCGACGCGCAGCTGCGCCAACCATCAAAAGCATCAAGGACTACGCCTTATGGCTTGACCCTGACCTCACGCCATTCAACAACAGTGGCGACTCAAACATTCTCAAGGGTGAACTCATCAAGGGTCGTGGTGGTGCTACACGCTGGCGCAAGGAAGCAATCTTGCGTGGCATCCGAGTCAAGTTTGGTGGTGGCACACGCAAGTCACGCATGGGTCGCAAGCAATACGCAATCATGAGCATCTATCAGGCGAACCCTGCAGGGGCTATCTACGACAACGCAGGCTCAGGCCCATCGGACTCTGCGTTTGTTGAAAACCTTGACAACCAAGACAAGGCACACAAAGACGGTGAGCGCAAAGGCAAAAAAGGCGCATCGCGTTACATGTGGCCCGGTGCAGAATCAGCCATGCCAATGCTCAGAGAACAAGCACACATAATCCTCAACAATGTGGTGCAAGAGTTCAACCGTAGGAAGGCTTTCTAATGGCAAACATCGTTCTACCTTTCGTCACCACGTATGACGACAAAGGCGCAAAGAAAGCAGACCTGTCTCTCAAGGGTCTGATGAAAACACAGCTCGGTATGGGCGTGTCTGCAGCTGCCGTCGCGCAACAGATCGGAAAGGCTGTCAAGGCTTTTGCTGAGGATGAGGCACAGCAGAAGCAGTTGTCTCTTGCCGTTCGCAACTCGACAGGCGCGTCAGAAGCACAGGTTGCAGCCATTGAGGACACCATCAGCAAGATGCAGTTCCAGAAGGCAGTGTCGGACGGAGAACTTCGTCCATCGTTAGCCACACTCGTAAGGGCCACCGGCGATGTCACCAAAGCTCAGAGCCTGATGAACCTTGCGCTCGACATCTCTGCCGGTACAGGCAAAGACTTGCAAACAGTTTCGCTTGCACTTGCTAAAGCACAGGCTGGCAATGTTGGTGCTCTTACACGGCTCGGTGTGTCGCTTGACGCAAACGCTGTCAAGACCAAAGACTTTGACGCGATCACGCGTGAGCTTGGCTACACGTTCCAAGGCGCAGCTGATGCTGCAGCAAACTCTGCCGAGGGTGGATTCAAGAAACTTCAGATAGCAACCGACGAGCTGTATGAGACTGTCGGTGGCAAACTTGCCCCGGTCTTAGGTGACTACGCCACTGCAGCCTCCAAGATTGCTGAAGCCACAATCGGTGCTGAAGGCAAGACCAAAGGCTGGTCAAACAGAATCTTTGAACTGGTCACGCGCATCTTGCCAGCGACTCAGCAAATTGGATTCTTGAACAACGCAGTCAAGGGCTACGCCGATACAGCCGGTGGAGCAGTCACTGAGACTCGCAACCTGTCGCGCCAGTTCCGTGCCTTTGAAGGTCAGATGATGTCTGCCTACGAGAACGGCCTGAAGCCCACAAAAGAAGAACTTGCTGCATTGGCAAGAACGCAGGACACAGCACGAAAGAAAGCCAAAGACTATGCAGAGACGTTGCGTGATCGAGTTGGCACTGCTTTGCAAACAATCACTGACAAGGTCAAGTCAGCGCAAGACGCTTACGACTCTTTCCGTGACTCTCAAGCCGAGTCAATCACTGGCTTTGTTTCTTTGTCTGAGGCTGTCAAGACTCAAAAGGATGCCGAAGATGAACTGTCAGATGCTCTCAAGACACGCGCACAGGCCTATACAGACCTCGCAAAGATTGACCCTGCAGCACAGGCCGATGATTACGCAAACGCCTTAGAACGCGTCGCACAGGCTGAGTCAGATGTGGCATCGGCAAGCACTAAACGCTCAAAGAGTAACTACCTCACTGTCTTTCAGAAGCAGATTGAGGACGCTAAGAAGTTTGCATCAAACCTTGGTCATCTCATCAATGCAGGACTTGGTCAGGCTGGCTTGGCACAGCTCATCAACCTTGGCCCAGAAGCAGGCGTTGAAGTCACGGATCACATGATTGCCGTTCCTAACGCTGGAGCAGTCACGCAACTCAACCAAGACCTTGCAGGACTCGCTAGTTCGGCAACCAGTTTCGGCAACATCGGTGCAGGTGCTTTCCTTGGTGGCAACCTTGCCAGTGCTCAAGCCACACAAGGCACAGTCAATCAAATCAGCATCAACGTCAATGCCGGTCTTGTTTCTAACCCTGCACAGGTAGGCCGTGACATAATCGAAGCAATCAAGAGTGCTGAACGACTATCGGGTCAGGTCTTTGTCAGCGCATGACCCTTCCTACGATTCAAGTCTTTGTCGGATTCCAGACGACCATTAACTTTGGAACACCGTTCCAGTTAGATGACGCTGTCTATGGCAAGTTGAACACAGGCACTCTTGGTGGCATCCAGTTTGCAGATGTGACCTCATCGGTGCAGTCCATCAACATCAACCGTGGACGCTCACGCCAGTTGCAAGAGTTCAACGCAGGCACAGCGACTGTGTCGTTCTACAACAAGAACCGAGACTTTGACCCTCTCAACACATCGTCGCCGTATTGGAACACCACCGGCAACGTCACTGGCATTGTGCCTCGACTGCCAATCCAAATCTATGCAAACAACAAAGCCATCTACACAGGACTAATCACAGACTGGAACATTGATTACGACCTGGCCTTCAATGACATGGCCTATGCCACATGTGCTGACGACTTCACAGTGCTCGCATCGATCAACCTAAACGCTCACACCACAACACAAGAAGTCAGCTCAACACGCGTCAACACAGTGCTCGACTACACAGAAGTGAACTACCAAGGGCCACGCTCCATCGCTACTGGATCATCAACGCTCGGTGGCACAGCTGCATCGGCTGACTTTTCAATCGCTGCAGAAACTCCACTGCTGAACTATCTGCAAACAATCACAACCTCCGAGCAAGGCTTTTTGTTTATGTCGTCAGGAGGGACGCTTACATTCAAGGGTCGCTCGGCAGTGTTGAACCCGACTGTCAAAGCAGCCTTTGATGTTGAGGCCAGTGGCATCCCCTATCAAACCTTGACAAACCAGTTCGGTGATGAACTGCTCTACAACTACATCGTGACCCAATCACCGGCAGGAGCTGCACAAATTGCTTCCAACGCTGAGAGCATTGCCCAATACCAGACACAAACGTATTCAGATACAAACCTTCTGAACTCCACCACCACTGAGGTTGCTGGCCTTGGCAACTATTTGCTCGGCAGATACAAACAACCAGTGCTTCGCTATACAGGTCTTTCAACACAACTACTTCCACTGTCACTTGACAAACAAAACCAGTGTCTCTTGCTAGACCTGACAGATGTTTGCACTGTCAAGAAATACTTTGTTGCAGGAACACCACTATCAGACACCCAGACTCTCATCGTGTCTGGCATCTCACACAACATCACACCGGGGTCTCACATCGTGACGTACACCTTTGAGTCAGCCGACTCGAACGCGTATCTCACTCTCGATGACCCCATTTTCGGTACTCTAAACGAGAACCTTCTATCGTTCTAAGGAGCAAACAATGGCAGCAAACACAACATTCGTCAGTGGAGCAGTTCTAACTGCAGCCCAGATGAACAACCTTCCGTGGGGACAAATCGACTATGTCGAAGTAACAGCAAACCAGACTGGCATTGCGTCAGGTGCTGTGCGTGACCTCACAGGCTTGACAAGCACGAAGACCTATGTCGCTAGTCGCAGAATCAAAGTGAGCGCAAAGGCACAGTTCACCCTTGGAGCAAACGCTTGCGACGTTGCTCTGCTGATCTATGAAGGCGCAACGCTCATTGCATCACAAACCATCTTTGCTGCAGGATCGTCACCTCAAGGACGCGTTGTCTCTGCTGTGTTTACACCAACAGCAGGCAGTCACACCTACAAAATCTCGTGCTCGTTCGGTGACAACGCAAACAACTCTTTGCAAGCTGCAGCCACAAACCCTTCCTACATTTTGATCGAGGACATTGGAGCAACCTGATGAAACGCCTAGCCCTGATTAGTCTGTTTGCAGTTTCCCTTGCCAGTTGTGGAGACCGTACACGTGTGAACTGTGAACGCGTCAAAAACAAAGCACCCGGAGTTGTGACCACAATTCAAGTTGGTGGTGGTCGCTGTGGCTAGAAGGCGTTACACAAACGACGAAATCAAAGCCCGACTCATACTGATTGTCGGAATCACTTTGTCAGTCACATTCGTAACATCCACAGGCGCTCTTCTCTATGGCTTGCTATTTGTGGTACAGCCTCTAGAGGTCTCAGAAAATGACAAATCGGCGTGGGCGTTGTTATCCCCCATGATGCTCTTTCTCTCAGGGGCGCTCTCATCGTTGCTCGCTTCGAACGGTCTCAAAGCGCCAGCCAAACAACCACCAAAGGAAACAGAATGACCCTCAACCTCACACCCTCACAGAAGGCTCTCCTAGCCTCCTACGGACGCTCACTGCTTGCCTCTGCTGTCGCTACATACACAGCCACACAAAGCCCCACAGCGACGCTCAACGCAGTTTGGGCTGCAGCCATCCCAACAGCGATGCGTTACTTCAACCCAGCAGACAAGGCCTTCGGTCGTGCCTCGTAAGTACCCCTACTACCCAGCATGGGACGGCAAAAAGACACAACCAGTCACAGCCAAACTTGTTGATCTATGCAACCGACGTTGGAAAACAACCAACCTCGGAACATACGTCAATCGCCAGATGCGAGGCTCAGACAACCTCAGTGTCCATGCGACAGGGTTCGCAGCTGACATCAAATACAAAGACGAAAAGCAAGCGCGTGAAATGTGGGATTGGTTTCTCGGCAAATCAGAGCTGGGCGAACACTCCAAGATTCTTGGCATCTGCGAGATTCACTGGTACTCGTTTGGTGACTACGGTGCTGGCTACCGATGCTCACGTGGAGAAGGCAAAGCAGGAGTCAAAATCTTTACAGCTACAGACAACGCAGGCCCCGGTGACGGCTGGCTGCACATTGAGGTCGCAGACCAAACCCCAGAAGCTTTTGAAACTGCATGGCGTTCACTGCCCAAACCTCAAAAGGACGCATAGCACCTTCTTGCCTTTCGGTGCTTTGCTAGGTGGATGGGGTAAGTTCTCCGACTCCCATCCACCACCACTCGCAGATTGTTTGCTAACTTGCAAACATTCCAAGCAAGGGAAAAGGAGACAACAATGTTCGATGATCTGCCACTGTTCAGACTTAGCGACCCGGTAACCAGTCGAGAGGGTGCAAAGGCTGTCAAGCCACGCAGAACCTCACAGGCGATGTTGCTACTGGCTGAGTATCAACACAAGCCACTCACAGACGAGGAAGCAGGCATGGCATCAGGCCTCGCCTACAAGACCAAATGCTGCTACTGGAAACGATGCTCAGAACTACGAGCACAAGGTTTCATCACAGACACCAACACGACGCGCATGTCCACTGCAGGGTCAGCAATGATGGTTTGTGAAATCACAGCTGCAGGACGCGAGGCACTCCGATGACCGACCTTCAATTCTTCCAGACGCTTATCTGTGGATGGCTCATGCATGCAGGCTGGGCATTAGGGATGAGGCTGTGGCGCAACCCACCAATCCCACGCACCATCGAATACATCTCAGAAGATGACCGGACACTTGTCCAAATGTTTACAAACCACAAAGGCCTGATTGAGCATGTGCAAGTCGCACTACGTGGTGATCGCCACGGCTCATGGGGGCTGACAACCAAAGTAGAGAGAGTTGATTAGAAGAGTATGTCTAACGGCAATAATCATCGCGCTAACCAT